TATCTTTTCGTCCATCTCTTTCTTTGTTTTCGGGTCGATCAGCCAGCGTTTGTGCTCACCGTCATAATAGGCGTTGCGCTTCTCGATTTCCAGTTTACGGGCGAGATACTCCGCCGCGCTTATCTTGTGCAACTGGCTCAGGTCGTTCATATCGTACATTGTTAGACTTGGCATAATATCCTCTCTATCCGTAAAATGGATTGACGTCGTACACGTCTACTCTTTGGCTTATCATTTCGCTTTCATACGCATAACGCAATGCGTCAATAAGATGGTTGTTCTTATCCACTGGCACTTTCAGCGAGTTACCGCCCGCATCTTTCTTCCAGTGGTATTGTGATAATTCATTCTGCATATTGATGCATAACACGTCTACGATGATGGCCTGCTGTTTTAGCCAGTCAATGCCGAACGTGACACTGTCCTTGCCTTTCTTTGCGGAGTAGGCTCTCACGCCGTGATTGTTTAGTTCCTGCACTGACTTAGGCTCCGCACTGTCGCATGTGACGGGTTCAGTTTCCACGCACACACGCTCTAAAATCGGCGCGCCTTCTTCGTCTTTCTGTCCCGTGTCTTTCCATTCCCAAACACCAACAAGGTCTTTGACCCGCTCACTCAGTAGGTCGTTCGTCAGCCCCGTCTCATACAACTCTTTATAGATATAAATAATTTTCCGCATCCTGTCGTAATGACTGACGGGCATTGCGGCGGGGTCGGACGAAAAGCCGAAGTCAAGACCGTTGCGCCTGTTGGTGAATTGGTCAGTCATGGCGGATAAATCTTCAACGCGCCAGTTTGTAAAGATTGCCCCTGATAACTGCCCCCAGTTACCCAAAGAATAAACTTGGAAGTAGTAATCATCAGTCTCTTTTTGTAGGTCGGCAATGTCACCATCGGTCAGGAATTTATTGTGGATGTACCATGTCTTTTGAATTGATAGGTCATCGCTGTAATATTCTGTCTGGTCGTTTGTCCAACCAATCTTTGAGAAGTAATCAGTAAATAACCAATGGCTTTTTAATACTGGATTGAATAGCATTGTGAGACGTTTAGGGATGCCACTACTCCCGCCGCGTTGACGCTTCTGCAATTGCTTTACAGTGTCTTTGTTCGTCTCTGTTGCTTCGTCAATTACTATGTCAGTCAATGCGCCTTTTCTTGGAGTGATTGACTTAATCTTTTCGGGGTCATCCAAGCCAATAAAAAGTATCTGGTAATCATTCGTGCATGTAATCGTAAAATCTGATTTATTAATGGTAAACAGTGATTGAACATTGAAGTCTGTTATCGCCTTTACGATCTCATTGAACACTGAGCGGTTTATTGTCCTTGCGACTTGACGGGCTATTAGATAGTTCCTGCCACCTTTCATAACGTCAATGATCGCCCGCTGTGCAATGAACACACTTTTTCCACTGCCCGCGCCGCCGAAAAAAATTTGCGTCCGCCGCATATTCTTTAGATGCGGGATGTAAACAGAATTGAATACAGCGGGGTCAATGTTTACGTCAGTCATCTATTCCTTTGATGGTGACGTTGATCGTCTGTCCGTTGCTTGTAATGTCCTGCCGATCAACAAACTTCCCTGCTATCTTCAATATCCGCTCTTGCGCCGCATCCGATGGATACATTTCAAATTCAATTTCTGTTATCTCAACATCGTCATCATCGTCACTTTTGCCGATGCGCGTGACGGTCTTTTGCTTTATCTTTTTTATGAGCTTCGTCATGCCTTTGGTGCGTGCTGTCCGCAAGTCAAGCAATCCGTTATCGTCTATCAGGTCGCCAATGTCCCCGCGTGCTATTTCTGCGGTCAGCTTTAGGGCTTCATCTGCGGACATGTGCGCGGCCGCGAGCCGTTGTTGTATCTGTTCGTTGATGGACGGCTTCTTGAGGTTCTCCCAGCCTGACTGATAAGCGGATTTCTGCGAGTACCCGGCAGCTCGCGCCGCTTGTGACGCGTTGAAACAGCGAAGGTATTCTTCGATGAATAGTTGCTGTTTGTGGGTAATCTTGTCGTCTCTCACTTTTTCATAACCTTATTGCAACTCGTACAATACTCAGTATGCGCCCGCAGTTGCGCCCGTATCGCGTTCCTCTTTGCGGGCAGTCTCGCGCATTTCATGCGTATCATCAGCGCCATCGCCTTACCGCACACCACAATCGTTAATCCTTTTTTGGATCTCGTTGTAGTCGATCCATTTACCACATCCGCGACAAATGGCGATAATCTTGCCTGCTTCGAGCGTCAGCAGGAAGTAGCACTTGTGAACGGGAGCCGTTACTACTTTCGGGGTCATGTAGGTTATGTCCATGCTATGTCTCCATTACTGAAAACTTCGGAGTTCCGATAAGACCATCAGCGGTGATAAGTTGCATCACGCCGCCTATTCTGTTTCGTGCGTGCGGCATTTTGTCCAGCGCGTAGGTCGTTTTCATCTGCCAACTCGGAGTAATTACGCCGTGCAGTGTCCTGAATTGCATCTTCTCGCGCTGTTCGATCACTGCGTAATAGGGCTGATGCACATGCCCAAAATAGAATATGTCTGGTGCGCGTTCGCCGTCCTTTGTTGCGGTCACATAATAATTATTCATAAAATTGCGGAGCGAGTTCCCTTCGTTCTGTCCCTTGCCCACGTTAGGGCCAGTGTGGACAGTTGCCGAGATAACGCCGTTCGTGTCAAGCAGTAAGCGGTTATGCACATAGAAGTCACCGCAAGGGATAGCGTTCACTTCGCGCCCGATATAGTTCTCTAAACTCTTGACGTGTACGGTTGTCCCTCGCATGACATAGACTTCGTCACCTCTCTGCCAATTGATACCGCGCTTAAATTCTTCGATAAGTTCTACTGCGATTTCCGCCATTTCGAGTTCGTCACTTGTGAAGATGTCGCCCGAAGCATGGTGACAACCTTCTAAACAATCGCCATTTATGATTAACCTTACTTTTCTACCTTTACGGGTATCTTTTACCTCGCCCGTGAATTTGAGCCACTGCTTGCGGATCGCCACTTGTTGAGAGTTGGGATAGATGTCCGCTGTCTTTTGACCTTTCCAAACTCTGCCGACTGTCAGGGCGTGAACACTGCCTGAGTGCATATCACTGATGACCACGTGCAGGGTATCGGTGTTTTTCAAGTTACTTTTTCCCTTCTAGGGCCGTGACCTTGCGCCGGAGGCTGTCTATTTCCAGTTCCTGCGCATTGACCTGCTGTCTGAGTGTGATGTTTTCGAGTGCCAGGGCGTTCTTCTCAAGTCGCAGGTCGGCGACTTCGTTGCGCAAGTCCTCGGTGATCTTTATCCAGTACGCCATCTGTGCGGAGTTATTCTTGATCGTCAACTCAGTAGTTTCGGCTTCGATCTTCTCTGCTTCTGACTTGTTCTTTACCGCGAGCGCGGCGGCTGTTCTCAGGTTGCTTTGATGGTTGAGCACCAGCCCTACAACAGTAACGAGGGGCGATATTATCAAACCAATTATCAGGACTAGATTATCCATTTGCGCCGCCTTGAGATTACTTCGTAGGCAAACGCTAGAGCCTTATCCAGGAAGATAAGCAGGATGCCAACCCGCACGAATGCGGAGCCATGAAAATGAATGTTGAATGTTGGACCGGTAAGCAGCAGGATGTAGATGACTGTCACATAACAGAACGCGAACAGTGTACCGATACTACGGAGTTGCCTGAGCCTGAATACAGCGTAAGCCTCACGCGCGCAGGCAATGAGGCCGAAGAGTACGATGTATCCTAAAGGTATGGTTATCATAATAATGATTCCCGCGCCCGCCATTGTTGTCCATACCGCGTCTCTTAGTGGATGCGTGAGGTTATCGGCGGGGCGGGGGTATTACCTACCCAAGCGGTGCGGGCAATTCTTTCTTGGTAAAGCTGTCATAGACCTGTGTCTCGATCATGGCGTAGATAACGTCTACATCCATGGTTAAGCCGTACTGCTTTAAAGTTTTTTCGACAATTGAAAACGCTGCATTACGCTTTTCGGAGCTGTCAGAATACATTTGTTCAGCAGCACGAACGGAAGACGAAACGACCATCTCCAACATATATTGCTGATCCTGCGAGAGGCTGACCTTTGCGCCCTGGTATTTCTTCAAAAACCATGCGGACGCTTGTGCGGCCAAGGCAACAGCCAACGACTGGATCAGGATCTGCAGCACGGGTGAAATAGCCTCAAGAAAATATGTAAAAAATTGTTGCATAGCAATCTCCTATTTTTAGATTAATAATATGGACAATGTGCATAATGCGCCATTGGTCAAAATGGCGACACGCCCATTACGGCCTGCTACGAGCCATTAGTATCGCCGCCTGAAATGCAGTATCAACATCCAGGCGAATACATGCTCGAAACACGTGTATTCTGACTGTACGTCTTGCAATGCTCAATATGTCTGAAATTTCCTTGTACGAATAACCGCACGCCAGTAACAATATGATCTTATGTTGTCGTGGACTGAGAATCTGTACCTTTTGAATTGCCTCATTTCTGCTGATTTGCAATGGATCCATTATGCGGTCTCCTCGTGTATTGACTCGATAACCGCCTTATATGCGGCGGCCATTTGCAGGTTCTTCTTGACTGTATGCAAATACCCAAATCCGGCCTTTCCTTTCCGTGCCTCTTTTTTTGCTTGTGCTATTTGAGCCGCTTTGACGTATGCGTCATGTTGCTGTTGCAGGGCAGTTACATCCCTACTCAGTAGCATCTTTATGTGCTGCTTAATCTTGCGGTTTTTGATCGGATCGGGATTGCCTTCCGTGTTGATGCAGGTCATCGTCATACCTACGCCTGAGTAAGAGTAGTTGTCTGTCATTTTGTTGCCACCCACATAAAAATAACGCCAACTAAACATCCGAGAAGGAAACCGACAAAAGCACCTTCAAAAATAAGCAATGCAATTTTTGAGTAGAGTTCTTCTTTTATTTTCATTTTCCAATCTCCCGTTTTGCATAATTGCACCAGTTACGCGCGGTGCGTTCGCTTACGTTGTATAAAAAGCCGATGTCCTTCGGGCTTCCCTGTTAGATTTTTCCAGAGACTAGTAGAGCAAGCATCAAGCCAGTCAATAAAATACCAACGCCTAATAAAACAGAACCGATAAATATAAAACCGTCTTGCACCATCGCTTGACCATTCGCAAAGCTAAGATAAGCCAGTAAGACAATGACGATCATCTTGTATGAATAAACGGGCTTCTTTTGAAAATGCCCAACAGGTTTAGGCCATATACCAACGCTGGCGTGTTTTTTCAAATTGCACCTGGAGCAAGACGTAACGAGATTGTCGAAACTTGTTTCTCCGCCTTTAGAAAACGGATACACATGGTCAAGGTGAAGCGCCCCTCTTGAATTACCACAGTATCGGCATGTATGACCATCTCGCGCAAGAATCTTATTTTTCATATCTTCTGGGATATTCCTACTCATCTTTTGATCTCCTGTGTGATTTCGATTGGCATTGAAATTGTTGGTTTGAATTTGCAGGTTCTCCCGTGCGCGTTTGCCGCATTCTGGCTGGCAAACGCCTTTTCGCACCCAGCACCCGCATTGCGGCAGACGAACGAAGGTCGAGCGGATTTTGTTTTCGCTTGTTTCGCTGGAGCGGATTTCTGCGGAGTTTCAGCGGGCAGTAGCGACTTGCCAGCGATTGCGCCCGCAAGGACGATACTCACATCAACGCACAACGCCCACGCGATACCCGCATAAATTGACGCGGGATAGTAGAGGCTGAGTGTTATCGTCACAGGTGACAGGCAGAGCATGGCCACCAGACCGACCACCGCCAGCGGCTTTCTGCTTTTGGCAATGTCGCTGATACGGCTTGATGCTAGGGCAATGGAGTAATTCACCACCGCACCAACGCCGAGGCCAACAAGCCAGCCGAACGCGGGGAAGTATTCATTGCCTGCGATAGAAAAAAGGATTGCCTGGACGATTGCTCCCGCATAAGGAAGATTGCGCGGGTTGACGAATTTAGGCATTTTGACTCTCCCCCACTGCCAACGTGCCCACGTTTGACGTACGTACGGCGGCAGGGGTGTCACTTTTTGGTGTAATAGTCTGGTAGGGCGGGGGACACTCACCTGTATCTGATACGCGCGCGAGCCAGTCCTTCCCCACTTGCAGAATGGTGATCTCATTCGCTTTGACATGCTGCGCCATGTGTTCCCGCATCAAAAAGCCACGGATCTGAGTGAGGTCTGCGCGGGAAATAACACCTTGCCACACATCGAAAGCAGGCGTCTTGCCGCGCATAATGCCATCAGCAAATGTCACCAATACGTCAATAGTGACGGGCACATCAGCGCGAGTGGCGACCCATCCACCATTCGAGCGGTCCACATTCAGCGGGATTATTTCGGGCATATCACCGAAAGTTTCGGTCACTATTGGACGCTTCGCCCATGCCAAAAGAAACGCGAATAATCCGACGACCAAAACAAGAACGGCAATTGATAGCATCATCCGGGCAAAGTAATCAAGCCATCCGAAGCGGCGCATATTATCCGCGGCATTGAGTTGCCCCACGCGGGTCGGCTCATACGCGGCTGCAGTGCGCTCGGCGGCGTGGTTGGTTGCATTCACCAGGACAATGGCTTCACGCGTGGATATGATCGCGTCCGCTGTCGGCTGATACGTTGCTGTCAAGTTGTCGGCCTGCTGGGTCATGCCGATCTGCGTCACGTACATGACTGCGGTCGATTGCTCGGCAGCTTGCGTGGCTTTGAAGTAATCCATAGCCATCGATTCCGCCTGTGCGGTAAACGCCACGATTGCGACCTGCGCGGCTTGGCTTGTCTCCTGCGCGTTGATGGCTTGCTGCTGTGCGGCCATGCTATCCTGTTGCGCCTGGTATGCGCCCGCATTGGCCACGGCGACCGTTGCCGGGTAATCTGCGGCCGGCGTGGATGTGCTGATTATTTGCGTGGCCTGCGGACTCGCAAGCGGAGCAATTCCGTACTGAGTAGTTGCTGTGCAGCCAGCCAATCCAATCGCCAAGACCAATAAGATAATTATTTTCATAGTCCCATCTCCACTGCCATCATTCTCACTGCCACGGAATCAATTACGCCATGTTGCCGGGAATACAAGTTGATCGCATCCATTGGTAGCATCCCGCAAACCTGACACCCGTACAGCTGTCTCTGTGCGTCAATCCAAGCGGACGGCGACTTATCATCGTGGAACAGACACTTGACCGCCCACCAACGACCGTCCGCTGACGTCTGGAATCGTTCTGAGAACATGTTTTCGATGCGGACGGCCTGTTTGACCTTTGTCATAATATCGAGTCCCAGAGCGACTCCTGACGCGGAATTTGCCGCTTCAAACGGGTCGTACGCAACCGCTTTTCTGGCCGGCGTAAAATCCAACTGCACAGGTGCATCACACGGAGCCGCTGCCACATGAGGAAACAACTCAGTAGGGATTATCGTGTCCAGGTCATACACTTCAGGAAAATCAAAGTTAAAGTTTTCCGCAGTGTAAATCGCGCCGCTTGGATGTACAGATCCCGGTCCCACACAATACCCGTGCACTTTCACGTCCACGCCGCGGCGCTTCTGATTGGCATAGTTGCCAAATAGGCGGATGTACACGTGCGCGCCACGTGCGGATCGTACGATAAACGGGTTCCCATATAAGCCGCGTAACGTAACAAAGTAGGCCTGCCAGATTTCAAAGGCTTGCATCTCGTCAAAATCGATCATGGCTAAATTACCCCACCCGGCTACCACTCCGTAGTTGTGCCAATCCGAGTACAGCCAGTTGGTCACGTCGTATTCAGCCGGCAACGTGGTCTTATATTTCTCCCAAGTCCCGCCCATCAGGTGGCTGGCTGGCTCTTTGCCTCTGTGGCGCAACGGGATCACCGCGATACCCAATGTCCTGAAAAGCTGTGCAAATTCTAGTTTTTTCATGGTTTAATTGTATCCTGTTGTTTTACAGTGTGTAGATTTATGTAGATATTTGTCTATACAGGAAGTGTTCACTTTTTCGCCTGAACAGTTTATTTTTATAAATTCAGGTTTTTTTACTTTTTCAAATTTCGGTTGAACAGTTTATTTGCCATTTTCTTTCGTGTTTTGTAAACTGATTACTGTTCATAAACTGTTCATAAACTGTTCGCGCACAGTTTCAATAAACTGTTCACTCAGTCTCTCTCTTAAGAGACTGAACAGTTTATTTTGAACAGTTTAGGGATTGTTTTTTAGATAGTCTCTGCCTTCGTCGGTTAGATCGTAAATTGCCATTTTTCCACGTCCGCCAGCGCTTCCTGATGAATTTGTGCGCTCAATAAGTCCGAAACGCGGGTCTGCTATTCTGTAAATTGCGCGTTGCGCTTGTGTTGGTGAGCATGTATCAGCGTTGTCTATGATGTCGGCCTTTTCACTTGCGCCGTTTACGTTCAAATATCTGAGCACGTATTCATCCGCTTTAGTTAGGTGGATTTTCTTGCCCAGTTTGCTCCCAGACACAGAAAGCCAAAACATTTTCGGGGTAATGTTCATCATAAAATTAGCTTCAGCGGTAAATTCGAGCGGATCTGTGTCTCTGGATTTCACTGTTGCAAATTCAATTATTGATTTTTTGCTTTCGCTTTCAACTTTTACTAAAAGATCAATAGCGCCCTTTATGGATGTTGATCCTCGGTAGTCATTCTTCCCGCCGTTCTTGTTGCTGTGGTGGATTAAGACAATTGCCGCCTGCGTGGACTCTGCGATTTTACGGAGCGCTAAAAATATCGGTTGCACGTCCTTTACCGCGTTTTCATCTCGGCCGGGCATTACATCAGCAAGGGCGTCAATAATTACAAATTTAGAATTTGTCAGATTTATTGTGTTGGTCAATTCAGCAAGCCAAAACACATTCCCGAAGTCATACCCAGCGAGCGAATGACAAAACACAGGCACGGTTTCATCGTAGCTATGGCCGCGCGCAACGTGCTCCATGCGGTCTAAAATTCTCTTGCGTCCGCTTTCCTCGTCGACTATAAAAACATTGCTCTGTGTTGTCTTGAAATTGAGCCAGTCAGCGCCACGCGCAACACAGACTGCCATGTCTAATAATGCCCATGTTTTTTTACTGCCAGCGTCCCCATAAAATACGTTCACGCTTCCGGCTGAAATGAAGTTCTCGATAATCCACGTGACAGGTGGACGCGATTGGAAAGCGTCAAACATGGAAAGCATATCGGGAGTTTTCATCTGTTACCATTACAGAAATTTATTTTTGCAAATTCTCCAAAAACTTCAATAGTTACTTTTTCGCCAATCCCGCCAACTCTGACGGCATAAAAAGATTTTATGTTTTTTTGCCAAGCGGCTTGCCAATTCCACTGTGACAAATATTCATAATCTTCATCGTCTACAATTGCAACTTGTCCTTGTGTTAGTTCTATTGTCTTTGACATAAAAATAATCCTCTTTGATATATTCTGCCTCTGCCTAAGCTGTGGGCAGGCTCATCAGGGTAAATGAGTTGCTTCGACTTTGGCAGAATATACCAAAAAAGACTATTCTGCTAACCCTGTTGTATTCGCGCCCTGCCAAGCACATTACGACTTTGCGCCGTAACGTTTACATTCTATCACGGCGCATTGTCGGTGTCAATTACTTTGAGTTATGGCGGTTGCAGTAATCAACCGCCTCCCATTCCTGCGTAAATGCCGCGTGGATCAATCCATCGCCGCCCTGTACTTTGTAAAAGCCATCTTCGAAAAAGTATGAAAACATATCGCCCTCACGCGGTTAATAACAATGTTTGAATGTTGGTCGCCAGTTCTTTCACCTGCGCACTGGTCATGTTCTGGCCGCCGCTCGCTTTGGCAAGGCGTCGCAAGAAGTCTTGGCCGGCGCCGCCGTCGGGTCCGACAAATATCGTGTCAATGCGGTTCTTGTATTTTTTGGCTTCGAAGATTGCGTCTTGTTCGCTGTCTGGCTCGCCGTCGCTGATCACAATAAAGCGCATGTTGTTGATGTCGGCCTGCTTGGCAAACTTAAGCGCTTTGGCCAG